TTTTCTGCATCAGTTAAATATTCATAATATGTAGAAAATACTTCAGCTTCATTTAATGCTTTTGTATATAATTTTATTCCAGTTAAATATACTTCTTTTCCAGTATTTATGTTGTATTCTGGACCATCAGTAGTTGTAACACCATCTGCACCAGCTTTTGCACTTAGAATAAAACCCTTTAATCCTCTGTTAAATGCAGGAGTATCACCTTCAATTATATTTCGTGAAAGTATTAAACCACCATTAAGATAAAAACTCTCGACATTTTCAACTTCATCAATACTATAAGTTACTACATTCGGTCCTAATCTTCCAAATTTTGGCAATTTAGAATGCCTTTTCATCATACCTAAACCATTAGAACCGGCACTTGCATATAGCCATTCATATCCTGGCCTTAAAATCACACGATATATATTTTGTGCATCATTGTTAGATAAATCTGTGAATACTGGAGAACCCATATCCATCTCCATCTCTTCTACATTTTCAATGAATGCACCATTTTGATATTTCTTAACTTTACAGCTTAAACGTATTATATTTCCATCGTTTTGAACATTTAGATTTAGCGAATCATGTATCTTTGAGAATGATACTTCAAACATATTTGATGATGTACCCGAATTAAGTGTTGAAAAATCATCAAACCATAATTCTACTCTTAATTTGTGATTCGTAGTACTTCTATAATCAATTACACTTATCTTCATAACAACCAAATGATTACCTATTACCATACTTGTTGGTCCGCTAGCAACTCCAAAACTCCGGCGGGAGACGCCGGGAGTCATCGGCATCACCCACCATGTATCAATGTAAAGGCCGTCCTTCACGCTCATGTCTCTACTAAATTCAGCGTCTGTTAGATATACTATATTAGGATTATTGTTTCCCTTCCCAGCCCAAGGTTCATTACTATGTCCAGACAAGAATTCTTTACCTGGTACATTTTCAGGTAGTGGAGACTTACCCATCATAAAACCACCAAGTGCTAGACTTTTCCAGTCTTCTCGCATTAGACCTGCCTCAGTTATATTATATACTAACGATATGGTTTTATAATCTGCCATATTAGCGGTTAAATTTATAAGCTGTATTCCATCGAATTTCCCCTTATCAAATCCATTCATCCATAAGCCATCAGCATCATTAATTGCAAGAGAACTCATTGATAATGTTCCATAACCATCAACAACATCTGCTGCATTTTCGCCATCATTAAACATTAAAAATTGGTCTGGATCATATGATGACTCGGCAGATGAGTTGGTAAATGACTCCTTTCCTAAATTATGTAATGTAAATACAACACATGTGATTGTTAGAAGCAATACTATAACACATACTTCCTTCATAATATATACTACAAAAAATTACACAGCTTTATTGTTTCTGATTTTTTAGTTGTTTTTTATTATTATATATTTGTTAATGGTTGGTAAAATAGGTGGTTCCGATACATATTGTGAGCTTAAAGAAACAAATAGAAGAATGTGTAAAGTTACAAACGACAAAACAAAGAACTCAGATGATTGTGAATATAGAAAAGAGACTAAAAAGTGTTATATTATCAATAAAAAGAAGAGTAAGTCTAAAAATCTGAATCAAATACTATCAAAAGTTATTGAAGTGATAGATTATGATTTTCAGCAAAAACCCTCTTATGAGAATGTAAAAAAATATAGAGCGCTTCTTAATAAGCCGGAAGATTCGGAATTGCTTTCTAATAATCCTAAAATATTACACGATTTCATAAGCAATATAGACAGGAAACAACATATTGGCGATTTTTGGTTTGATAATTCGGTTAATATTAAAACTATTGAAACAGTATCAGAAAATCCAATTGTATCTACTTTGAAGAAAAAACTCCCTGTTAAAAACAATAAGAAAACAATACTAAAATCAAGTAATGAACTTCCATTGTTCAACTCGCAAAATTATGAATTAATAAATGTACCTGCGGATGGTAATTGTGGTTACCATAGTTTCATTCAAAGTATGAATTTAAAGAAATATAGCTTGAAATATTACAAACTTGTGAGAGATACACCCGATAAAATAAGAACATTGCTGTATAAGAAATTATCGAATTCAAAAGATTCAAAGAATTCACAAATCCTAGAACGAATAAAAGGAGGAATAAATCAAAAAAATATAGAACGAGAATTTTGGTTAGAACAAGAAGAATTTGAATTATTGGCTTCAATATTCAAAGTGTGTATTCATATTTGGGATTCAAGAAGCAATTTTTGGACATATATTCCTATCGATTACAAAGATAACTTTGACACATGTATCAATAAACAGCAAAATATATATATTTATGCCGACGGTATTCATTATCAAACACTCAAAAGGAAGATATAGAAATAATATATATATTAAGATAAATGGTTAAGCCTTTCGATCATTCATTTATGAAACAACATACTGCCACAACTCAACTTGCTTTACAAACACCAATTGTTAATTACCGCGATGGTTTTGGTTGTGTTGGTCCAAATGGTCAACATGTGGACAAGGATTCGTTTTTGAAATACAATTCACTTCTTACACACCATGGTTCCAAAACATCACTTCCACAAAGTGGTTTTTTAACTGTACCATTCATGGGTGGAGGATGTAGAGCGATTGGGAAAGAGCCTCGTCTTGACTTCGAATATTCTTACGCTCCAAAGAGTACTATGTCCGAATCTACTCGTAACCGTTTTATTCCTTTAGTCGGATGTCTCGCAAATGAAGTTCAAAATCCAGAACATATCATTCCTGAAGACAATCATGATTCATGGCCTCGTGGAGGATATCCTTCGAGAGGATGTAAAAACGTTAGAGGCCCTTTTCCAGCGCCATTAACAACTAATGTATGTAACCCAAACTAAATTATATAATTTCAATTTACATTAATCCACCTTGGGTTCCATAACCGTTATTCCATGTGCGAATTTCTGTTTTCATTGATTCATCATTCACAGTATTTGATTGAGCATCTTTAAATTGAAACTCATTTGTGAATTCGGTATTTGCTTTTTTATTGAAAATACTGTCTTTTACAAAAACTGAATCTTTTAATGGTGGTTTTTGTACTTTTACTGATTTCTTTAAACTTATCAATTTCTTGACATCCTTTTTTACTACAGGACTATCATTACACCCACATGATTTCATGTCATTGTTTATTAATAATTGATGTTTTGTCAATAAATATGTAAAACCAATCAATATTGCTAAATAATGATCATAAGAGAAGGCTAAAGCCATTGACGCTAAAACTGCTAAACGAACAAACGGATTGTTCAATCTTTCAGATGTCAAATTTTTAGGAATATAGTCAATCCCTATACAACAAAATACTAATAGTGCAAATGTTAAAACAATAATTAATTCAGATACATCCTTACTCATTTCTACCATTTTATACAAACACAACAAAAAAATATCAAATGTATGAAAATGAAAAAGTTATTTTTCATTTTTTAAATATACCATATTATAATGTCTTTCTGTTCTTACGAAGAAGCATGGGGAGCACCTTATAATTCTAATCAAAAAAATGACCATGTAATAAATAACAACGAAATCGGTCATGAAAAAGTTAAAAATGAGGTGTTAAATAAATCAAATGATGTACAAGATGATGAAGGTATGGTGGAAGTCGCTCCATTACGTGGTTCCTTATTAGGTGGCGCTATTCCAGAACAGCAATGGAAAACAAATGAACTTGAAGATAGTTCGGGTGATATACATACATATGGTAGTCCTAAATACATCTCCACTTTAGAATCAAATTTTGATAAGAAAATTGATCAATTGATTAACAAACTTGAGAAATTCTCACAAAAATGTACTCAACCCAATAGAGAATCTCAACAAACTACATGGACAGATGTTATAATTTTCATTTCTTTGGGAATTGCCGCAATATTCGTAATTGATATGTTTTTTAAATTTGGGAAATGGATTGTTACATCTCAATTATCAGCTATTCCACAATCTACAAGAATACCACCTCAAATGACACCACCACATATGCCACAACCGGAAGTACCAATTAGAACATCTGTGCCACAAACATACACATACCCCACTATGCAAAATATGAATGCACCCCCTGTCTATAATTATAGAGGTAATGTTCCATATTATCCTCAACCATCTGGTTTACCTCCACCAAGAGGTATTTAAAATTTGATAATATTATTGGTTAAACTTTAAACAATTAATCATTATAATGGTTCGTAATAAAGGTAAAGGTGGTAAAAACTTTAAGAAAGCCAAAAATTATGAAACGGTGGATAAACGACACATTATTTACAAAACAGAAGGACAAGAATATGCTCTCATTACTAAAATGCTCGGAAATGGAAGATGCGAATGTAAATGTTATGATGGAAGAACACGATTAGGGCATATTCGGGGTAAAATGCATAAACGGGTTTGGATATGTATCGGTGATACTGTTTTAGTGTCTCTAAGAGACTATCAAGATGAAAAAGCAGATATTATACATAAATACACTTCCGAAGAAACAAAAACATTAATCAGTTATAATGAAATTACAGGTAATATTAGAATCGATGAGGAAGATGGTATAAACGATGATAATGATAGCAACGCATCTTGCGAAATCGATTTTGATGATATTTAGTTTACGTTGATTTTCAATCCATTAAAATTAAAGCCTTAATAATGGCGTATCTGAATCCAAATACAATTGTTTTAGATGATTTCTCAACACCTGAATATGTACAAGCAGATTTTCTAATTGAAAATGCTGGAAATATGAACTTTTTAGAAATTGAGATAGATAGAACAACAGATACTGTGACCAAATCAACTATAGATGATATTGAATGGAGTGATAACGCATCCCTTCTTTTAAGTAATGATCTAAATTTACCTAATTATATACCTCTTAATCCAAATTATCAGAACACAATGCTTCATACCAGTTTCTTAACTGAAACATCACCGCAAAATCTTCTTAGAGGTATTGTTTTTTGTATTTGTGTGAAGAATATATTTAAACTTGATGATTCGGAGATGAGTAATCTTGATTTTGTTCAAGATAATGTTAGATTAAATGAAGTTTTTTTTGGAAATGATCCCACAATAAGTTTTATTAATGATGTTCAAAATTCATCCGGTAATGATTTCAACAAAACTGTTACATCTGATGGCACAAATAATGATGAATATGGTTATTGGAATACATTAATTGGACCATCAAATGATAGCTTAATATTTGTTGATGATGACAAAATGTACTCATTTTATGGTATGCGACTAAAATTAATACAAGGTACAACACCTCCAGTATCTGGAACATCTGTTTCTGATCCAGGCAATCTAATTTCAAATCTCGATTTTTACAATCAGGATGGTATTGTATTATATTTTGTTATTGGTTGGAATGTACAAATGACTGGTTTTGGCGAAGGTAATGCAAGTAGTGGTCCTAAACAAAATTGGAATGTTGAATTTCTTGACCTAAATAATGGTAACTCGCTATATGACGGTATTGTTAAAACAGATTCTAATGGGTCTTTTTATATACCACAACATGCCATTAATGCCGAAGTATTCGAAATATCAGTTACTTGTATTGACTCCAGTGGCTTTGATACACTTACAGGTGAACAATCTGAAATTGGTGAAAATTTTACAGCTATTGGAACTTCCGAAACGGGATTAATAGCACAAGCTACGCCATTATCTTCCGTATTAGTCGAAGGATTTAAAGAAAGTGGAAATTTAAATTTAACATCGTATAAAAATCTTAAAGCGTCGTATGAATCAGCTTTTGGCATATCAGATATTGATATTAATCCATATGATACTGAAGTAGATGATACGAATGCTACCATAAATTCTTCAAAAATTCTTGAAATTGAAGCTCTAACTGATGGTATGAGAACAGTTCTTTCTGAAAACTCCAGTATGTCGCGTGCTAATATACAAAAAAAAATTAGAAAAGCTATTTCACAAAAATTAATAGCTCCAAACATAGATTTCACAAATTCAACAATAATATCCAATATTATTGAAAATGCAGCAGGTGATGTTGTCACAAATGGAGCTAATATTATAACTTTGAAAAATAAAAAGACAGGAATTGTTTCTTCTATTAATCATATTAAATCTACTTTTCATTCTCACAGTTCTTCCAATAGAAATACTCGTTTATTTGAACTACATAAATCATTCAGAAGTGTTAAAAATGTATTCAGAACCTCTCCAAATTTTGATACCGATATAGAAAGTACAATCGTAAATCATCGAAATAGTTTGAATGTCTCAAAATTTAATGTTCCATCCAGAAATTTATGGTCGAGAAGGTGGAATGCCCGTTTTATTTCAAATCCACCACTGTTTGTAAACCAAGACGCAACATATACATATACCCCAATTGCAAAAGGTAGTCTTCAACAAGATATACCAATAACACTTATTTTTAAACCTTCATGGCTTAATTGGGACGGCAAAACACTTTCTGGAACTCCTGATAATAGTTATGTCGGTAGTCACAGTGTTATATTAAAATCAATAGAAGGAAACAGAGAAAGAAATCAACCCTTTGCAATTACTGTCAATAATATTAATGATACTCCAACCTTTACGAATAGTCCAACCGCAATTATCGACATTGCTTATCAACCAACATATTCTTACACACCAACTGTAAATGATATTGACGTTGGAGATAGTCTTACAATTATTAGTGTTACTGATTTGACAAATTCTTGGCTTACTTGGGATGGAACTACTCTTCAAGGCTCTCCCAATTATTCACAAATTGGTACTTATTCAATACATTTAAGAGTAACCGATAATGGTTCACCACAAAGATCTGGCAATATTCATTTTACCATAGAAGTCATTTCTACAAACAGTCCACCCACATTTACAAGTACTCCTTCCGCAATTATTGATGAAGATTCTGAATATAATTATACACCCACTGCAAGTGATATTGATACAAATGATACTTTAAACTTTAGTGTTCCAACAAAACCGTCTTGGTTAAACTGGAATGGAACAAAACTCAATGGAATACCTACCAATAATGATATTGGTAGCCATAATGTTACAATAAGAGTGAATGATGGTACTGTTCATGTTGATCAATCATTTATAATTAGTGTTAATGCTGTAAATGATGGCCCTATTTTTACAAGCACTCCATCTGCAATTATTGCTGAAGATACATTATATAGTTATACTCCTACTGCCAGTGATGAAGAAGGTGATTCTCTAACATTTAGTCTTCATTATAAAAACGAAACAGGACCAGCATGGCTAAACTGGAATGGAACAACACTTTCTGGAACACCTACAAATGATAACGTAGGAAATACAAATGTCATAATAAGGGTTAGTGATGGTGATATTCATGTTGACCAATCATTTGTAATTAGCGTCAATAATGTAAATGATGCTCCAGTTTTTACAACCACACCAAACGCAACAATATATATTGACGAAGATTCTCTATATACTTACACACCAACTGCCGCAGATGTTGATATAGGTAATAATGTTAGTATTAGTCTTCATTATAAAAACGAAATAGGACCAGCATGGCTAAACTGGGATGGAACAACACTTTCTGGAACACCTACAAATGACAACGTAGGAAACACAACTGTTACAATCAGGGCAAGTGATGGTGCTATTCATGTTGACCAATCGTTTACGATTACTGTCAATAATGTTAATGACCCTCCAGTTTTTACAAGTACTCCTTTAAATTCAGTTATTGATAATACAACATATAGTTATACACCAACTGCTATTGATGTTGATTTAAATTATTCACTTTCATTTAGTATTGTAACAAAACCAAATTTTTTAACTTGGAATGGTACTAC